AGATAGACTAAAATATATAACAAAAAATGGTCAAGAATTTTACGATTTATTTGATTTTATAAATTCTATAAAAGAAAATAAAAATATTCCTAAATATTTCGTTTCAGAAATTGATAAATTATTTAATAAACAAGAGTTTTTTGTTTATACTTCTGATTATCCAGAAAATACGTCAGATGATTATCCTAAAAATATTACTAAATCATATCGTGGTCTTAAAAACACAATAACAGATAAAATATATGACATTTTTTATGTTGGTAATTTTACAAAAACAAAACGCTTAAATATATTAGATATAACTTATAGTTACATTATAGAAAATTCATATTTAATAGATACATATTCGTTAGATAAACCTTTCGATAAATCAAAATTATCACGAAATTTCCAAAAGTTAATTAAAAAATCTCTCTAGAAAAACATCAATAATTATTAAATAATAATAATTTTATTATTTAAAATTTATTTTATCTATTAATTTCTTAAAAGTTTTCTTAAAAATCTTCTTTTAAGTAAAGGTAATTCAATAATAGTAGGGTCAGTAATAGTAGTATCGGTAGTAGTAGAATCAGTTGTAGATGATTCAGTTGTAGATGATTCAGTTGTAGATGATTCAGTTGCAGATGATTCAGTTGTAGTTGTAGATGCTTCAGTTGTAGTTGTAGATGCTTCAGTTGTAGATGCTTCAGTTGTAGATGCTTCAGTTGCAGATGATTCAGTTGTAGATGATTCAGTAGGTTCTGGACAAGGTGTTTCAGTTACAATAATTTCTCTGTCTTCTGTAGTAGTAGTGGATTCTGGACAAGGTGTTTCAGTTACATCAGTTACAATAATTTCTCTGTCTTCTGTAGTAGTAGTGGATTCTGGACAAGGTGTTTCAGTTACAACAATTTCTCTGTCTTCTGTAGTTGTAGTTTCTGGACAAGGTGTTTCAGTTACAACAATTTCTCTATTTGTAGTACAAGGTAATGTTTCTGTAAACATTTGTACTTCAGTATTTGTAATTATAAGTGTATTTGTAAGTAATCTAACTTGTGTATCAGTTACACTTACAGTATCAGTTACAGTATTAGTTACAGTATTAGTTACAGTATTAGTTACAGTATTAGTTACAGTATCAGTTACAGTATTAGTTACAGTATCAGTTACAGTATCAGTTACAGTATCAGTTACACTTACAGTATCAGTTACACTTACAGTATCAGTTACACTTACAGTATCAGTTACAGTATAATTATTACATTCTACAGTATCAGTTACAGTATGGTGACATTCTTCTTGATTACATTCTACAGTTTTATCACAATCACCACCACCATCATCACATCTACGGAATAAGGGATTTGCAAAAATACTAGAAAGTGTTAAAATTATAAATAATGTGTTTTTCATTTTTATAATCTTTATAGATTATTATCTTTAAATTAAAATTAAAATAAAAATAAATTAAAAATAAATAAAAAAAATAAATAATAAATAAATAAATAAAAAAATAAATAATAAATAATAAATAATAATAATAAAAGTAATCGTTTATTATTTATTTTCATTTAAAAACAATTATATAAAGATAGTATTATGGAATGCGAATGAAAAAAAATACACCTGATATACCAAAACATTCGAAAAAATTTTATAATGATATAAAATCATTTAAATCTAAAAGTCAGCATTCTATATTACAAAAACATAATATTCGTTTAGATGAATTTCAAAAAAGACATCAATCTTTTCAAGAACTTGGAAAAAAGATTAAAGACATTGAATCAGAAATAAAAAATATGTCAAGTAATATATCAAAAGACGATACTACAAATAAAACTATATCAAATTTAAATCATAAAATGTATAAATACAAATCACAATTACTTAAATTATTAAAAGAGAGAGATAATTATTCTTTTACAGATGAAAATAATTATTTATTAGAATCAACGTATATTATGCAAGAATATATTACATTAGAAGAAAACGAATTACAGTTATTACAAATTAATGATTTATCAATGGAAAATAGTGCATCACTTAATGAAATTAATATAAAAAAAAATCAATTAACAGATTTATATTTAACAAAATTTGATCCTAATTATTTATTAAATAATAATACAAGAAAATATACATTAAATGAAAAACTTGTTTGTACAGAATGTAATATGAAATACTCTGTAGAAAATAGTTTTCTTGTATGTATAAATTGTGGAATTTGTAAAACTACAGTTGAACAAGCAAATGAATTATCTTATAAAGAAATGCAAGAAGTAGATTACAGACCACAGTTCACTTATGACAAAATGTCTCACCTCGACGATTGGCTAAAGCGTTTTCAGGCAAAAGAAAATCGTAGCATTCCCCAAGAGGTTTTAGATAAAGTTATTTTAGAAACTAAAAAAGAAAGAATGCAAAATTTAAATACGTTAACAGAGGATAAAATCAAGAAATATCTTAAAAAACTAAATTTAAACGACTATTATGATAATGTTATAGGTATAATTAATAGAATTAATGGAAGACCACCGTTTAAATTAACTTCAGAAATAGAAAACAAAATAAAATCTATGTTTCAACAAATTCAAGAACCTTACGAGCAATTTAAACCATCAGGACGAAAAAATTTTCTTAGTTACAGTTATACATTACATAAATTTTTCCAAATACTTGGATTACACGAATTTGCAAAATACTTTCCACTTTTAAAAAGCACAGACAAATTACGTCAACAAGACGATATTTTCAAAAAAATAGTCGGACATATGTCACAAACTGACAAAAACACAAAATGGGTATTCTATCCAAGTATCTAATAGAATCTATAGTGTAAAATAATTTTATTAAATAATTAATATTTCGTTCAAAATTTTATTTAAAAATAATATTTATATATAATTATAAATATAAATATTAAAAATGTCACACATGATTAAACCTAAATCAATAAATTTTAGTGAATTAGTTAAAAATAGTAATTCCACATTATCACTTGATGTACAATCTAAAATAGTCGATAAACTAAACAACACATTTACTGAAAACGAACAACATTGGTATATTGCAAATCTATATATGTATATGAATTATCATTCTACTAATGATTATCCAATTAACTTAGAAGATGTATTTAAAATGATAGGATTTGCAAATAAAGGTAATGCAAAAAGAACATTGGAAAATAATTTTACTAAAGATGAAGACTATAAAGTAGTTATTCTCCGTACGGAGAAAAACCTCAATATTAAAGATTTAGGAGGTAGACCAGATGAAAATATAATGTTAAATATAGATACATTTAAAAATTTGTGTATGATAGCAAAAACTGAAAGTGGTAAAGAAATTAGAAGATATTATGTAAAATTAGAAAATATTTATAATGAAATTATAAAAGAAGAAATAGAACAACAAAAGGTATTATTAGAAAACAATAAAAAAGAATTGCAGCAAACTCAACAACAATTAAAAAAAGAAAAGATTCATAAAAATCAAATTTTAAGAAGAAAGTATTATGATATGAAACAGGGAGACGCAATTTATTTATATAAAGACGATGAAAATAATGAACGATCTTTACTTAAAATAGGAAAAAGTAAAAATATTTCTGAAAGAGAAAAAGTTTATTCAAATATGTCTAAAAATGGATCTATTATTTATGTAAAACGGTGTTTAAATTGTGATTTAACAGAATCTTTATTACATCATTTATTAGATAAATATAGAATTAATTCTATGCAAGAATGGTTCGAATTACCATCAGAAGAATTTGGTAAACAAATTATTGATACAATTATTAATTTAATAGATTTACAAATTGAAAATATATACACTTTTATTCCAACATTACAAAATTTTATTAATACAAATAACACAAATATCAATAATAATATAGATAATAATATAGAAGATACAAATACAAATGAGCAACTAGATACTGAACGAAATTATGATATAAAAAGAGTTAATCCAAAAGATTTTGATCGGTTTATAAAAGAATGTTGTGAGTTATTACCTGAATGTAAAACACCAAAGGCTGATATTAAACGAGCTCATAGAATCTGGAGTAAATGTTCAATAAAAGATGTTGTATCCTCTTTAGATAATTATTTAAAAACTAATTTTAAAAGTGGTGTTGACATTCAAGATGATATAAAAAAGAATATATATAAAGGTATTCGATTAAAACCATTAAATTATACACCAGAAAACGATCCGTTTTTAGATTACGAAACGTTTATTATAGAAAAATGTGAAGTTAATTGGAATTATAAAATTAGTTATGTAGATTTTTTTAATAATTTTGTGTCGTGGAAAAAATTAATAGATCCTGATTATAATTTGCAATTTAAATATAAAAAAGATATACAAAAATATTTAGAACGTCATTTTGCAGGAGGAAGAGTATTTTTATCTAACGATTCGTCAAATACACATTTATTTGGTGTATGGGGATTAGGAATTTCATCTAATAACTTTGGTTCTAAAATTCCTAAAAGAACAACTAAAAAAGTTTCCGAATACAATGCAAGTACAAACCAATTAATTAGGTCATGGGAATCTTTATCAGTTGCAAGTAGACAATTAAACATACCAGTCAGTACATTATCTAATTATTGTCGTTTTAATACTATAGTATCAGATTCCATTTTTAAATATGAATTAAGTTAATTTTAATAACTATTAATTAAGTTAATTTTATTAATTATTATTAAAATATTATAATTTTATTAACTATTAATTAAGTTAATTTATTTATTCTAAATGTCTTTTTTTAAAAGGTTTTTGCATTTTAGACATTACTTTATTAAAAGGATTTCTACTTTTTACACTAGCACTTACACTAATTGTATCACTCTCCTTAGAAATTTCACTAGAACTATCATCGATAATTAATCCATTGATCGTTTTATCACTTTGTCCAGGAGGTCCTTGTTCACCTTGTTGTCCAGGAGGTCCTTGATCACCTTGTTGTCCAGGTGGCCCTTGAGATCCAGGTGGCCCAGGAGGTCCTTGATCACCTTGTTGTCCAGGTGG